GTATTTTGAAAACAAAGAAATTATACGAATTCATTGATATTATTATCGATATTATTTGCGTCTTGATGCGAATTTTAAAAATCCATGTCATATCAAGAGTTTCCATTTTACTATTAACAAGGCTGTATCTTACAATTCTTTTGCAAATAACGCCAATTCATGTATCTGAACTTCGAGGTCGTTGATTTGTAAATCAATATTGTAATTACTTGATAATGTCATATCACGTGTATGTGCATCAATTGTATCATCGATACATATGTGAAGCTCAAATGCTTCATTGACTAGTTTTATAAGATCAGCTTTAGAAATTGCATTTGGTGATTTAATATGACGCACACCTTCCCAAAACACGTTTTTCAAAATAATCTGATGTAATACTTTTGCATATTCAAGACATGTTATTCCATTCCAGATATGATTAACATAACCATTAACGCGGCCGTTTCGGTTATTTTTTATCCATTCAATCAATGAAATTTTGCGCGATGTCTCACCTATGACAGAAACACGAATAATAGTACCACGAATATTTTCACCTAGTGATTTACTGATTCCGTAATGGGATGTAGCATCATGTATTGAATCTTCAGTGTACATTCCTTGACTCCCTGAAAATACACAGTCCGTAGTGGGATGTACAAGCCGGCATTTGAAAGAGTCGCAAACATGACTAAGAATCATTGGGAATACCGTGTTGACTTGATAATAAATATGGTTGCTTGGAGGTTTTACTTGTGGTATAACACCAATTGCATTAAATATAACCGTTTTGTCATCAATATTATGCATTTTGAATATATCAACCAATTTCTCAAGATTATCGGTCACAACATCAAAAGAGTCTCGGGTAATGCTAATGGTGGTTAATGTAGTATGGTTGGCAAAATATTTGTAAATATATTGTCCTAGCATACCATTTGCACCAAATATCACAATCTTGTTCATTCTTACCAAACACACATAAATAAATGCATGCGGACATTGCATGCAAATTAAATATGCGTATATACAAAAACAATGGAGAAAGTTTTGTTCTATATACCACCAGATAAAAACAACTATGCAAGATGGGATGGTCAAAGTATTCGATCTGGGGGTCACGGTGCATCTGGGTCACATCAATCTACAGTTGTTGTTGCAGAACAATTCATTAAACAAAATATTGCCAACACAGTATTCGTATACAACTTTTGTAATGATTCAACTATTCGTGGAGTAAGATATATATCAACTCTTACCCCTGCAAAAGAAATTGATACATTGATTGTTCCATCATGGTTTGCAACTAATACAAATGCATTTGAACATATTAAAACCGACTATCCAAATATTAAAAATATTGTCATATGGTTTCATTGCCCGTTTTTGTGGACTACTTTACTGGCTTCTTTGATCAATATCAAATTCCCAATTAATATATCATTTGTGCATTTGTCAACATGGAGCAAAAACAACGTACTCAAAGCAATTCCAACAAATGTTCAATTATGTTTAAATCATTTTATGATACCCAACGCATTGATGAGCGATTGTATTCCGATTTACAATGCAACGGAACGTCCAAATGATGCTGTGTTTTTTGCATGTTTTGAGAGAGGTGGTGAAGTTGCCGAGAGGGTCTGGAAATTACTAAAGCAAAGAGAACCCAATGTCTGGGGTAAATTTACAAGTTTTCAGTATACTGATGAAACTCAATGTAATGACAAGATATCATTGTTTTCCAAACTAAACAATGCACGATATTTCATATATCCACTGGTCTTGCCTCCTGGTTCAAATAGTTATAGTGTCCATCGTGACACATTTGGTTGTTGCGTTGCAGAAGCAATTGCAAATGGTGTAGAAGTATTATCTTATCCAGTAGGAGCATTAGATGAACATTTTGAAGATATGATTCATTGGATACCGTTTCCAACGACAACATCAAAAGAAGCTATTAATAATTCATACAATGATACAAAGGTCCCTGAAATGTTTGGTGATGTGCAAGTTGAACTTATTGCATCAATGCTAAAATCTTTAAATGAAACTTATGATACACGTTCAGTGACACGTCAACAAAATGCGAATAATGTCAAAGCACGTTTTGATATGGATAACATAGGTAGACTATGGAAGATGAATATGCAAAGTTTGCAACGTGAATCAAAACCTATAGAAATCAACCGTGGCCTCCAACAAATTCATCACAAGAATCGACGAGGCTTGTTGATCTAGATATTTTTTGCAATGAGCATATAGTCATCTAATAATTTAGGTTCATCCAATCCATTTTCAACTTGTTTGAAGAAACTTAAATGTGATACTGTTAATACAGGGTCTATATAATGCCGACGATGACGTACTTTAGACATTGTCACAGATATGTGTTGTTCATCATCTAAATCATATGTGGTGTATTTGATAATATCTTGGAATATATCTAAATCTTTTGACAGTACTGCAAAAAAGTTGATGCTTATTCGATCACCCATAGGATGTGCTATAGGAGTGTAAGTTTTACTTTTTTGAACAAAGCTCTTGTAGTTGTTGATAAAATACTTGTGTAGATTGAAGCATAACTGTGCTTTAGACCATAGCAGGCCTTGATATGTATCGTACGGAAATTCACCAACTGATAACGGTACAAGCTCCCATTTTTGCTGATAATATGCACACACTCCATTATTGATGATTGATGGAAAAGCTAATAAAGAAGTTGTATCATTAATGCGATTTTGCACAAATTGAGCAAAGCCATCTGTATCTATGTATACAATATCGTCGTCTGCTTTAATAATGATATGATTAGGGAAGCGGTCTTTTGTATAATAAGCATAATAATCTATCCATGTCCACTTGTTAGGTGGCGATATTAATTTGTATACATTAGTATTAATTGTTGTACTTGAACGTGTTACTGGTAGTAAGGCTGACATGGGTTGAAAATCAAAATCGACAGAATGTTGTCTAAAGCCAGCTACAAAAACATTAAACATGGGTTGTGACGTAATGGCATATGTCAAAATTACTACATTGTTGGCAAAAACTTGAATAATATTACCGTTTAGAGTTATTTTTACTGGAGTCCATTTATTTTTTGAAAAAAATGGTCCATCATTTTGAGACAAAATACCTTGCTGATTACGTATGACACTTTTCGCGTTATTCCATCCACCAAGAACAATTTCGTAAAAGTTAGCCTTGTCAGTGTAAAGCAAAATATGCGCAGCCTTGTCAGTGTAAAGCAAAATATGCGCATCATGGCTTGCGTTTATATTCAATTCTAGTTCACGGAAGGATGACTCGCCAAAGAGCTTTACAAAAGGCACTCGTCGATATTCGTGTTTTGCTGCTGTATAAATCCATGGATTTTCAATTCCAAAAAGGCTTTTAAGCCATATAGAGTCGGAAATCTCACGAGCATAGTTCCACAAGTGAACTTCTGAAATTTGCTTGTCTGCAACCAGTTTGTTCAAATAATTGAATTGCACCTCCAAATTGGATCTCCTTCCTGCAAAAAGTGTGTATATAACAGAAGTGTTGCTCATGCTTTTATGATTAAGTATATTTTTCCGTTATATTATAAGACGCGCAAAACACATGAAATTAATTATATTTTAGTTGATCAAATGAAAAAAGTTGATATCATTGTGGCACGATACAATGAGAATATAGAGTGGGTAAACAAAGTTAAATCAACACTGTCCAAGGATTATCATGTAAGAGTTTTTATATATAACAAAGGTCCTGATAATATTGAAAATTTTGAATATGAACAATTAGAAAACCATGGTAGAGAAAGTCATACATACTTGCATCATATTGTCACGCATTATGACGAGTATATAAAAGAGCCTAGAATACTAGTATTTTTGCAAGGTGCGTTTTGGGATCATGCGCAAACATGGTATAAAGGATACATTGATGAATCTGATCTAATCAGTGCGTTTATAAGAGATACTGATAAACAAGGTGCGAGCATTTCATGGGCACGCACACACGATTACGTAGGTAATAATGCAGCCCATTACAATTTCCATATTCGAATGCATAATCAAGAAGAGCTGTATCCACTTTCAAAAGAGTGCTTTGGAGAATGGTTTACTAAAAATATAGGTTGTGATTTTCCCCAACACAAATTATTATACTGGTGGATCTCGGGTTTATTTAGCGTAAATGCATCGCTTTTAACATCACAACACTCTAAAGAATATTATTCTTTCCTATTAAATCAATTGGTACACAAGAATCCAGAAATTGGACATTTTTTTGAACGGTCTTGGGTATATATAACGGGGGCATGCACATTATTACCAGAAAACATAAAGTTATATGCCAAATCCAAGACAGGCTTTTTATTATAACGATGAAAAACCTATACTTCTTCGGCCATGTCATGATGCAAAAAAAAACTTGACAAAGTGTAATAGGTGATGTCGAAACAAACAACAAATGATGTGACACCTGGATATCATGTCCGTAATAGGCCCAAAACATGGCATGCATTAAATAGAAATTTTCTACAACAATGGGTATTCAAGACCTTTCATAACTTTTCGGGTGATTATCCCGATACATGTTCATTATTTCAACATCAACATATTGTCAAAGATTTTCTCCAGCCCGAGTCTCCCTATCGAGGTCTTTTGTTATATCATGGAACTGGTGTCGGAAAATCACGTGAATCAATTGCAATAGCAGAGGTGTTATCAACCAAATATCAAGTTGTTGTTTTACTACCGGCTTCTTTATCTGCGAATTATATCGATGAGATACAGATTTGCGGAAATGCAGCGTACTGCACGACTGGCAAATGGAAATTTATTGGAAACAAATCAACAGAGTTTTCAACTCACGAACAAGATTTCTTGTCAGCAGGTGTATCACCACAAACAATCAAGAGGAGCAAAGGTGTTTGGTTGCGCACTCCTTGTTCATTAGCAGAATCAAATTTCAAAAACTTGGATGATACTCAACAAGGACAAATTCAAGCTCAAATACAAGATATGATTCACGCTCGTTACAACTTTATTCATTACAATGGCTTGCAAGAAAGGCATCTTCAAGAAATGAAGGAAAGTGTCAAAGAAGGAGAGTCGTCTGTCTTTGACAACAAGGTTGTTATTGTTGATGAAGTACATAATTTGGTGTCACGTATTTCGAATGGTCGATATATTGCAACTCAATTATACAAGATGTTATTGACAGCAAAAAATGTAAAAATTATCTTGTTATCAGGAACTCCTATTATTAACAAGCCCGTAGAAATAGGTATTATAGCAAATATGATCCGCGGCTATATGCCACAAATCCAAGTGAAGCAGTTCTCAAAGATTCTTCCAACTCAATGGGAAGACATAATCGATTGGCTCCAAAATCACAAAATGGTCGACTACTTTAAAGCAGATCGAGTGAAAAATACAATACATATATATCCTCTTGCAACCGGTTATGAATGGCAGGATAAAACCAAATTCTTGATTCAAAAATCACAAGATTCACCAGATATTAGAGAAGATTTCAAAACCTTTCTGCATGCAAAAAAGATTACGTGTAAAATAGAAGAGTTACCCACATTGTTATTACCAGACGATGAAAAAGAGTTTGACACACTGTTTGTGGATTATAAGACGGCTATGAAAGATATAGAAGCATCACCAATAATTAATGCAAACTTGTTAACACGAAGATTACAAGGGATAGTTTCTTATTTTGAATCATATAGTCGTGAACAGTTCCCAAGTGTTTCACCAATACACATGACCAAGGTGAAAATGAGTGATGAAGCATACAAGCAATACATGACCACGCGTCAAGAAGAAATATCTAAAGAAGCTAAAGCACGAGACAGGAAAAAACAGGGAAAGACTGAATTGAATAGTGGTAATATTTACCGTTCATTTACACGAGCTATGTGTAACTACACATTTCCTCAAAAAATAAAGCGCGTATTCCCATCATCTTTAAGAATGATGAAAGAAGAGATTGATGATGAAAACTTTGGCATATATGATGAAGATGAAAAGGCTTCTAAAAAGAAGGCAAAGAAAAGCGACGACTTCAAAGTAAAATATCAAGAATCTCTGAAAAAAGCCTTGGCAAGCTTACAAGAACATGGTGATACGTATTTGCAAGGAGATGGTTTGGATATGTATGGGCCCAAGTATAGGGTTCTACTTGATAATATACATAAGCTAAATCGACCCGTAGTCGTCTATTCGCAGTTTAGAACGGTAGAAGGGCTTGGTATACTAGGATTGGTTTTGCAGCAAGCTGGTTACACAGAATTCAAAATCATTAAAAATCAAAGTGGAGAATGGGAAGTAGATATGTCAAAAGCTGATTGGGCAAAGCCAAAATACATTGCATTTACAAGTGATAAGGAGCGCTCAAGTCTATTAAAATCAATATTTAATAATGATATTGCGGCGATTCCTCCAAAACTAAAGAAAGGCATGATATCGTTGAATAATAACATGCCTCTTACAAATCTGCGTGGTGAAATGATACGTGTTTTGATGATTACTCAAAGTGGAGCCGAAGGTATATCATTAAAGAATGTAAGACAGGTACATATACTTGAACCGTTCTGGAATGAGATACGTATCAAACAAGTCATTGGCCGTGCTGTGCGCGCAGGATCACATTTGGGATTGCCGGAAGACGAAAGACACGTTGATGTATACATGTACCAAATGGAATTTTCTGACAATCAAAAACTACAGAAAAAAGTAGCCATCGGGGAACGTGGCTTAACGAGCGATGAGTATATTTACAATATAGCTTTAAAGAAGAGCAAAATAACAAACACTTTGTTAGATATTGTAAAAGCTTCATCAATTGATTGTTTAATCCATCGTGAAGCTCATGGCCAAATCAAATGCTCAAACATACCTAGTAGTTTTGGAGAGCCAACCCCTGGTATACTTTATTCATACAGAAGCATAGAAGATGATCCTTCTGACGAGACTATAAAAAAACAAACACGACAAGAGTTGATTAAACGTCGTATTGGATATATACGTTGTTGGAAAAACGATGACAAAGATTATGTCAGAATACCTTACTACAAAGACAGTGATCAAGCATTGCATCCAGAGAAATTCAAGGCAGGAATATATGAAGTGATTGGCATAGTGCTTAATGACAATGGAACACCTCGAATAGTTAAGTTTGACGAGTAGTATGTATTGCGGCTACATCAGAATCGGCGGTTTTAATCTTCATTGTAAGTACAATTTGAAGTGTCATATTAATAAAGTTGCAAGTATCAAGAGCCGGGATTTCGCCAAGGTATGACTGACATACAGTTATTGTGTCGAAAAAATCTTTTTGAATAATCATTTTACCGTTTACTTTATCCAATACACGGGGTAGAAAGATACTATATGAATTCATAAACATGTTTGTATTGGGATCTCCCGTTGAAATGATTTCATGTCCTTCATCGCGGTTGATAAAGTCTTCTATGGTATTAACACCATATGCATATGTGGACAAGTCTGCTGCTGAAGCCGTTTTACCAACAGATGTACATAAATCAATGAATTGATCCAATGTAGGTAATTTAAAGTTTTTAACCAAGACAACGTCTCCTACTACGTACTCGTTAACATCAAAGTAATCCTTGCATACTATACGAAGCAACAATGGATTCATATTTTCATACATCATACTTGCAATTTGATTTTCATCTTTTGCCATATTATACAATGTACCATTTGGTTTTACAATACTAATAGACAAGCGAGGAAGACTAGATAATGGAGTACCCCTATATTCTTTCTTTTCGTGTTGTAAAGGCTGCATAATAACAAAACCACGGCCGTTTGAAGCCTTGTATTCTCGATGATAAACAAATGTAGTAAAGCACTTTCGCATTGTCGGATTGAATCCTTCATACAAGCCAGGAGATAACTCGTCAATTTGTAACATCAAATATGGAAAAGTTAAACCGTATTGATTATAATGACGTGATGTGTCTGCCACTGCGCTTTTCTTAGTTGTTAGTGTTTCGAGTGGCAAAATTAGACGTGTAAAGCCAATTTCGGTGATGTTCTTGATGTTATTAGTATTTGTATCATACATGAAAGAATAACGATAAGGATATTCTATCCATTTTCGATCGGATCCATTCAGCAATATGTAAGAGGTTTTGTTATAAGTATCTAATGGTTTAATCAAAACATCTTGAGAATAATGATTATAAGCTTGTGTTTTCGGGTCAATTGTTTCAGCTTGTTTTGTCATTGTATAAAGTACCTTGGGATCTGGAAGTTCAGTAGGTCGTAAATCGATCGATGCGGCAAATCTAACATTTTCATCAGTAACACGTTGCTTTTCTAATTGATCAAGTTTTCTTGCCATTTCATCTTGTGTAGGAGCCGGGGCTGGTGTTATTGATACTGGCTGGTTATTGTTTACGGATACCGGCGAGGGAAACTTTCTTTCTGTCATAATTGCTTCTATATTTTTTGCAATAGGAGCTTCACGTTTTGGAGGATTCATTTCAAACATGACGTTTTCTCCTAATTGGACTTGCCTATTACCAAATACTTGTTGATCGCGTTCTAGGTTTTTAACACGTGGTTTTTGTACCACTCCAATGTTGAGTTGTTTAAGGTACACGTCGCGTAGTTCATTAAGAGTTGCATTGTTTAAAGCCTTGAGTGATGCATCGTCGGGGAGTTTGTTTTTGATATTTGACATTACATGAAAAAGCTTTTGTTTCAAATCATTATCAGCATTTACATTTACATTATATTCATCGCGCATGTACTTTTGAAAAATGCTTGTACATACTTTAAAGTTTTCGACACTTAAAAAATCCATTACTTTTACTAGAAATTCAGGAATTATTTATGTTGTGAAACCGCGCATTTCTTTTTACATTCAATTCTTTTGTAAAATTATATAGCAAGTTCATTAGAGAAATGGATGAGTTCAAAGTAATAAATTACAACTCTTATGATTTTAGTAAATCCGCCATTATCAAGCCAAAAACAGAGAACTTTGATGATTTGCACCGTGTTCCAACAAAAACAGTGTATTTTGTTCTCAACAGTGCAGATAGAAATATCACTTCGTATCCAAATCCAAATGATTATTTTATCGAGTTATTTGAAGATATACAAGATGTGATAAGCGTAGAACTCAAGTACGCTAACATAAAGCATAATGAATATAATGTGACGAATTACAATAATAAGATAATAATAAGCAAATCATCTGTACAAACAGAATACACAATTCCTGTTGGCGAGTATAGTGGCTCTACTATAGCAGCAGCGCTAAGCATGGCTACAGGATTGACAACAACGTACAACAGCATTAATAAACATGTAATATTTGCTTCAAATGAAGCATTTTCTTTAATACCAAGTGCAACATTTCAAAATGATTCCATGATGAAAATACTTGGATTTACAAATACAACACAAAACGCAATTTGGAATTCAACAACAAACCAATATGAAGCAGAGAGTACGTATGCTATTGATTTGGAACCAAATAATGCTATTGTCATTAATATTGACGCCATGAATGTTCGTGTATCTAACAATAATACTTTGAATAAGGCATTTGGCATAATACCAAAAAACTATAATAATATTCAAACGACTGATAAATATACAATAAAAAAAGTATTCAATCCACCTGTGGGTCGGATTGACAAACTACATATTAAATTTCATGATGTATATGGGAATCCGTATGATTTTCAAAACCGCGACCATATATTAGAATTTGCATTTGAATCTCATAAAAATATACGAAAATATCAAGCGTATTTGTCATAAAATAAGTGTTGTCGATAAGCATGAACAAAATCATCAGAACCTACATGAAGAATATTACAAATGTCATTGTATGATAGGTTTTGACGTTCCAAGCAAAGGATTATAAACAACATTGAGAAAATACCACACTCGGTATTTTTCTTTTGGTGTTGTTTTACGTTAGATTGTACTTTGAATTTCTTATCAAACGTGTTCTTCTGACTATCTTTTGTATTTGTGTGCAATTTAAACTTGCCATTGTCAAAACGATCTCTGAAGAATACGCTTGCATCATTTTTGATTTGCGAGATGAAAAGCTTGAGTTGTTCTGGGGGTGTTGAACCACCAGAATCGTAATAGCAAATGCCAAATTGTTTGCTTTTAGGTTTAAAGTTTGCAGATATGGCAACCCAATGAGAACCCTTACCATAATAAGAGTCGAGATTTGCGATAAGACCAAGTTTTGTTTTTCCCGATGCCAAAAAATCAAAAAGATTAAAATTGCAAATCGAGTAAAAGGAACATATTTTTTCAGTATAAAAATCAACAGAAAATACACCTAGAAACTTGAAATCGGTGTATTTTGTGCTATATTGTGACATGACATTTTGGATATCAACATTGCTCAACCATTCTCTTGGATTTGATTTCCAGGAACCTGGCATCACGGGTCGATATAGAGCATGAATTTTTTTTTCAAGTTTACTATCGGCTACATTCCACTCTAGTATGTCACTTGTTCCATAGAATTTGTTCAATTGTTGCTTCATATCATTTACATTGGAAGAAATTTTGATTATTGTTTTTCCTTTGGATTTATTGATCACATCAGCAATATTTGCCAATAACGTTAAAGATATGCATGTTCCATTGCGTTTAAAATTATCATAAGCGATTGGTGAACAATGTCCGAATGTTTTAATTATACTTTGGCCTGTCATTGCCTATAGAAAACCAACAAAAGTTTACAAAAAAGTGAATTAAAATAATATAAGAGCGAGCTTGACTATCAATTGTTTCAAGACAGATTTCTAAAACAGTATAAAAAAGATTTGTTAATTTTAGACATTATGAATTTGCAACACCCTAAGGCACAAGAGTCGAATTCTCCATTATATAAATTTTTGTTACGTTATGCGGTGCCAAAGGGGAATTCGTTTACGCATACATCTCTTGGAAAACCTCTTGGAACTTTTTATATTCCAGCTGAAGCAACGTCAGAGTTTTATAAAATATATGTTGATGCGATAGAAAATGGCGAAGAAGTGTGTTTGACAGAAAAACATCGCCATATTTCGCCAGTAATTGTTGATATCGACCTTCGGTTTTCGATTACCAATGAGAGTGATACACCTAAACGTGTGTACACAACAAAGGATGTCAAGGATATCGTGCAAGTTTATATCAACGAACTTGTCAACATATTCCGCCAATCAGGACAAACGCAGTCATTTTGTATATATGTATTGGAAAAGCCAAGCCCAACAATAGCACAAAAAAAACTTAAAGATGGAATCCACATAGTAATTCCAGATTTAGTCAGCAAGCCAAGTGTACAGTATATCTTGCGTAATCGTGTTTTGCCTAAACTAGCACCGATATTTGAGCGTTTGGGTGTTATCAATAAAGTAGAGGATGTAGTGGATGAGTCGATTATTGAACGTAATAATTGGATGATGTATGGGTCTTGCAAGCCCAATTCAGACAAATATGAAGTTAGTCATATTTATGAGTATGTGTTTGCAACGGGAACCTGTGAAGATGTTATTGACGAGTATGAATTAACGACAAGTGATCTTTTGACCGAATTGTCTATTAGAAATAAACACGATGAAAGCGGACTTACTCCAGAAGTTATGGAGGATGTTAATGCGTATGAACGTATACTAGAAGAAAAGCGGCGAAAAATCGAAACTGCAAAGGCGATTATATCAGATGAGTTATCAAAGGAAGAAAATGAACATCATAATATTGAAGAAGTAAAACAATTAGTAGATGTTTTATCACCAAATAGAGCGGATGGGTATAATGATTGGATTCGCGTTGGTTGGTGTTTGCGTAATATTGACCACCGACTATTGTCGAAATGGATAGACTTTAGCAAAAAATCGCCAAAATATAAAGATGGAGAATGTGAGAAAATCTGGCCATTAATGAAGCGATCTGGTCTTGGTGTTGGGACACTGCATATGTGGGCAAAAAAAGATAGCCCACAACAATATGCCGAAATTATTCGTAAAGATTTGCGCAAGTTGTTATCTGAAAGTCGAAGTGGTACGCACAATGATGTTGCACGTGTCGTGCATTATATGTTTCAACACGAGTATGTATGTACATCTATTAAACACAAGACTTGGTATGAATTCCGTACACATAGATGGCATCAATCCGACTCTGCTTTTACCCTTCGTATGCGTTTATCGAATGAAGTGTGGCGTGAGTATATGGCTGCTGCTCGTGATCTATCACATCGTGCAACAGAAGTGACGGATCATGAACAACAAGAGAAATTTCAAGACTATGCGCGTAAAATGATGGATATTGCGACCAAACTAAAAACGTGCTCATTCAAGGATAATGTCATGAAGGAGTGTTCAGAGATGTTTTATGTCGAAAAGTTCGTGGAGAGGCTAGATTCCCAGACAAATCTAATTGGTTTTGAGAATGGTGTGTATGATTTGGAAGCTCAAGAATTTAGAGAAGGCCGTCCAGAAGATTATGTCTCGTTTTCAACTGGAATAAATTACATTCAATATGATCCATCACATCCAATTGTAGATGAATTAAAGAGCTATTTTGCTCAAGTGTTGCCTATTCCGTCTGTTAGACAATATGTTTTGAAGCTATTTGCCACGTTCTTGAGTGGGAATATCAAGGAACAAAAATTCAACATATGGACGGGCTCGGGATCGAACAGTAAATCGTTGTGTGTTAACCTGTTCGAAAATAGTTTTGGAGATTATTGTTGCAAGTTTCCCATTACCCTGCTAACACAAAAACGAGCCGCATCAAACGCTGCCACATCTGAACTTGCAAGAGCCAAGGGTAAACGCTTTGCATGTCTTCAAGAGCCATCAGAAGATGAAAAGCTCAATATTGGTTTGATGAAGGAGCTTTCGGGTGGCGATAAAATTATGGCCCGTGCTTTGTTTTCTGATCCTATAGAATTCGCACCGCAATTCAAAATGCTCTTGTTATGCAATCATCTGCCATCAGTCCCATCGGATGATGGTGGTACATGGCGCCGTATTCGTGTTGTGGAATTTACATCAAAATTCGTGGATAATCCTATTGAAGAGAATGAGTTTCCAATTGATTATGATTTGCCCGATAAGATGCAAAAGTGGAAAAAACATTTTATGGCAATGCTAATAGACTATTATCGTCTATACAAGATTGAGGGTAATCCAGAGCCCGAGCAAGTTATGCAATGTACACGCGACTATAAGCGTCAGAATGATCATTTGTCTGACTTTATTGCATCTTGCCTTGAGCAAAAGGCCGGAAACAACTTTTTGTCGATGAACGAGGCCTTTTCAGAATTGAAATCATGGGCCAAAGACGATAATGTCCCTGTCAAGATACCTACAAAGAGTGATCTTGAGAAATATCTATCTAAATTTTTGGGTAAATGCATTACGAGCCAAAATGTCAAGGGTTTTAGAGGATGGCGCATTAAAGCACGATATGACACTACTAATGGTTCAACTTCTAAAGACAACACTCAACTTGATCAAATAAACTTGTTGGGTGATGACATTGATCCGTAAATGAACTTGGTGGATCATCTTATTAGAAACAAAATATGGTATTTAATTTAAAATGTGGCAGATACTATTTTTTTACATAAAAATTGATTGATATGTATATAAGAAACTATATTTTATAACTGTAATAACAAAACTATAACAATGTCTTTAACAAGCCGTGATGCTATTCTTAACAGCTTCAAAACAATCAAGGAAATGTTTGAAACACGGAATAGACAAGATATTAGTGATCATCTAAGTAAAATTAGTAATGTAGAACTAGATGAAATCATAAGAACTCGTCATGTATTCACTTTTGACATTGATGCAAAGCTACGGATTCTTTATTATTTGGAACCCAAATTAAAAGTGGCAGAAGTAAAATCCGCATTGTTTGCAGGAGACGATACGTTCGAGTCATATTTGATAGTCATACGCGATAAAACTTCTGTAGCAAATACCAAGTCAATGCTGGACCTAGCCACAAATGTCCAAGTGTTTGAATTAAAAGAACTTCAATTCAATATATCAACACATGTTATGGTCCCTAAACATAAGTTGATTGATTCGACAGATGAACAAATTAACGGTATTCTACAAAAGTTGAACATAAAGTCGCGGGCTCAGTTGCCTGTTATATTGAAATCTGATCCGATGGCTAAATTCTTGAATGCCAAGCCAGGAGATATGGTTGAGATTACAAGATATTCACCAACAAGTGGTCAACATATATTTTACCGAATTTGTGTCTGAAGAACAGATACTCAAAAAAAATAAACAATTATAATAAACAAATGGCTAATCTAAACGCTGATTATTCAAAAGGCTTGTTTGCTAATACAAATACTATATTGACAGAATCAGAGCAAGCAGAGATTTCTTACTTGCGACAAATCACCGAACAATTTTCTGCAGTAGTTCCTCTGGATAAAATATTACTTTTGGACTATACGAAAATTTCAAATATTCCAGAGGCTACGTTATTGGCAAGTCCTTTAGAAGTATTGAATTCTTTTAATAATCTGGAATCAACCAAGACTTTGGCATGTGCCGTAGGGTCTAGCATTGTACAAAGCATTAGCAACAATGCTTCTTTAAACTACACAGTTTTCAATACGTCAACAGCAATACAATCATATACACAAATTATCAAGGATGCTTGTTCTACTATTGTAACAAAGCTAAAACCAGATTTCATTGCTGATGATTCAGTTATGATTAATATTGCAAACTCTATTACCGATAGTTTGAACAAAAATGTAACGACACTAGACCCCTACAATAATGTTGGTGTAGTTTCATTAGATAACTACATAAAAGCATGTGCATCACATGCAAAACTATATATCGCAGATAAGCTCAGTCAGTATGACCTTGTCAAGAGGCGTCAAATAATGACGTCATATATATTAGCGTTCTATGTGTTTTTCATTGTCAAGTATGTAACATCATTTATTCGTACTTCGGGAGAGACAGATAGCAGTGGTAAACCACAATCTTTCATTGTGCGTCAGTTTGCAATTCTTACATTGAAAGTATACTTGATTCAGATTATCTTGCTATTGATTCAAGTTTGTCAAACAAGTTCATTGCAAGGATCACTGAAAAATGCAATTCGTACTTTGTTATATAGCATTGCTTCAGAGTATAATACTCAAGAGGAGTTCAATTTATACTATCAAGAAATAATGAGTTTGGCGACAGCTAACAAAGAGACACGTGATAGAATTCTGTCTATATCAAAAGATGTAGATGCTGCTAAAAATAATATCGAAAAGGCTGTTGTAAATGATCAGCAAGCGCAAAAACAACTTGGCTATACAAAAACATTAATGTATATTTGGCTCGCACTACTATTACTCTTAATTGTCGCAGTGATTGTTTTGCTAATTATTGGAAATGCTGACAACAACATGTTTTATTATATGTATATAATATGTGGAATTTTCGTGGTTAGTGTATTTATCAATGCATTGGTACAAATAGTCTCCAGCACGTAAAATTCACAATAAACCGCTTTTTTTCTCTACATCATAAAGTAAATGACAACCAACTGTGATATTTCATTATTAAATAATTCTGCAGGTACATTGAATGATGATGTTTTGAACAATTCAATTAATTGTGTACTTGGGAGTTCGGAAATGGATGTAATCAAAACAATGAACATTATGAATCAACAAATCTTGCCAGCGTACTCTGACAAAACAAATACAATGTTGCTAATGAATTCTTCATATAACTCATCGTCTTATGTCAAGGACGATTTGGAAAGTAAACAAGTTGAAGTGGAGAAGCAAAATGAAAAGGCAAAGAATAATGTTGCCAAGGTCAGATTTTCTTATATGCAAAAGAAACGAGCTACAGAATACTACAAGTTTATATCTGGAGTAATTCAATCGTTAATTGTGATAGTTGCATTGTCGGCTGTGTTGGCATCAATGTACAAGCTAAAACAAGTATCTGTTGGCTGGTTATCTGCAGGTATTATGACAATGGTTTGCTTTTTGCTTCTAGTCGTTGCTGTAATAGTTAAAAATAATCTGACAAGGCGTCCAGATGATTGGAATAAGTTTTACTTTGCACCGAGTAATCCGATTGCAGCATAAAACATATACCTAAAAAGTAGTATACACAAGTAAATTATGATACAAGTACAAAAAGTACAAATTTTGTGGTTGATTTTTATACTGATATCCATTTATATACATGAAGTTTTGACGGTATGTTTATTAATCATGTATACTGTTTGGGTTATGTATTCATTACGCAAAAAGATACCTTTCAAGGAGAGTGTTGAACGGTATAATGCTACTTCTGAATCCTCACATTCAATGTCACAAAACGTTGATAAATATCAAGATAACACATGGGATCCAAATAATTTAAAGATCAAAATGACAAAATTGCCAGGAAGTGTATGTGATGTGCAAGGTATAGATGATGATGGTTTACAAGGTTATACTTAGCCCAAAACAAAATGCAACACTTAGGTGTTTCGAGAGTTGAAAACTATATAAAGAAAAGTTAAACATAATATCTCAAGGAAGCAAGTGGCTCTTGTCCTTCAGTTCGGAGCGATCA